ATGCTCAAGCTCTTTACAAAGTACGCTTCTGTGGGCGTGCTCAACACGCTAATCCATTGGGTGGTATTTGCCGCGTGCTTCTATGCACTAGGCACAAGCCAGGCACTGGCGAACTTCAGCGGATTCGTTGTTGCGGTAAGTTTCAGTTTCTTCGCTAATGCTCGCTTTACGTTCAACAGTTCCACAACCACGTCGCGCTATATGCTTTACGTGGGCTTCATGGGCTCGCTTAGCGCAGCTGTTGGATGGGCTGCAGATGAATGCTCTCTACCGCCAGTGGTTACGCTGGTCGTGTTCTCCGCTATCAGCCTGGTGTGCGGGTTTATCTATTCGAAATACATCGTCTTCAGGGAAGCAAAATGAAGATTTCACTCGTGGTTCCGGTCTTCAATGAAGAAGACACAATCCCTATTTTTTATAAAACCGTCAGAGAATATGAACCACTCAAATCGTTTGAGGTGGAGATCGTATTTATCAATGACGGCAGCAAAGACGCTACAGAGTCGATTATCAATGCGCTGGCCGTTTCTGATCCGCTTGTTGTGCCCCTATCCTTCACCCGCAATTTTGGCAAGGAGCCGGCGCTATTCGCAGGGCTGGACCATGCCACCGGCGACGCGGTGATTCCGATTGACGTCGATTTGCAGGACCCGATTGAAGTTATCCCGCAACTCATTGAATGCTGGCAGGCTGGGGCAGATGTCGTACTGGCTAAACGCACAGACCGCTCTACAGATGGCCGCCTGAAGCGCAAGAGCGCTGAAATGTTCTATAAGCTGCACAATAAAATAAGCAACCCACGAATCGAGGAAAACGTCGGTGATTTCCGCCTCATGTCGCGTGATGTAGTAGAAAACATCAAGCTAATGCCAGAGCGTAACCTGTTTATGAAAGGGGTGCTTAGCTGGGTTGGCGGGCGCACTGACGTTGTTGAATACGCACGAGCAGAACGCATTGCAGGAGATTCTAAGTTCAACGGCTGGAAGCTGTGGAATCTCGCGCTTGAGGGTATTACCAGCTTCTCCACTTTTCCTCTGCGGATGTGGACATACATTGGGTTGTTAGTAGCCGGGATATCATTTCTGTATGGTGCATGGATGATTGTCGACACGCTTGCCTTTGGTAACCCGGTTCGCGGGTATCCATCACTTCTGGTTTCAATCCTGTTCCTGGGCGGCATTCAGCTTATCGGTATTGGCGTTCTCGGAGAGTATATTGGAAGAATATATGTTGAGGTTAAAAAAAGGCCTCGGTATTTGATTAAAAATAAGGGTTAATGATTATGGAAAACATTATAAAATCTAGGACGTCGCGGTATGCGATAATCATAGCATGCATATTAATATCAATATTGATAACTAGAAAATATATGCCTTATGACTCTGACATAGTTAACAGTCAGATATTCTGGCCTGATTTTCTTAGAAGTGGAATGAGTGTTTTTAAGGACTGGATTCCTACGGTAGATAGTTGGTATTTAACTGTCTATCCGGTTCATTTCCTTTTTTATTATTTGTTCGACTCAACTGATGTCAGCGTGGTTATAGTTGCTACCGCATTATTTCTAATCGCCATCGCTTTATCTTCATATGGAATTTCCAGGATTGCTACGGGTAATGAAATTTCCTCATTGTCCATTTTGATTGCGTTACTTTGCCCAGCATTCTCATATACATACGGTTTTTTGGTGCATCCATTTTCACATAACTCTACCAATGCATTCGGTATGTTTTGTGTGCTGTTATCACTATTAGCTATTAAAAATAACAAGGTTTACTTCAGCATCATATCTGGATTCCTGTCTGTTCTTGCAGGAGTATCTGATCCGTGGTTCTACGCATCCTATCTTTTACCATTAATCATTGGCACCGCTTTTATCTCTTATAAAGACAAGCGTAATGTTAAGCACCTGATAGTTTATCTGATTTCATTTATAGCTGCGTACTCAGGTATCATTCAATCATTCCTGGGAATACCAATTCACAAGTTTTCATTGGTGCCACTTACAGTAATGTTGGAAAATGGCGTCCAGATGGTATTCTTGACGGGAAGGATGCTGAACGTCTTGATTATCCAGCATGATCTTGCATATGCCATATCTTTTTGTTTGTTTTTTGTTTTAACATGCATATCCATATACAATCTGTACAGATCTGGAGGGGTTAATACCTATCTCTCATTGGTGCTTTTCTTCTCCCTTGCTGGAATAATATCTTCATTTATTCTCAGCTATCCAGACGTAAGCATTCTTAGCGCGCGTTTTTTTGTTAACATCCAGTATATAGCTATACTGCTGGCGCTAATATCAGCGATAAGGCTAAAAAGCATAGTTTATTCGACTATCATAGCGCTATATTGCGTTAGCTCTATTTACTCATATGCCGCCACCCCTAACGGGTTACATCAAAAGCAGGATGAAACCGTAGATTTTGTGAGATTTTTACATAAAAATAACCTTTCGTTTGGGTATGGTTCTTTCTGGAGACTAACGCACACAGTTACCTGGTTTTCTAACGGTAAGATACATGTAACTCCAGTATACTTCAGTGAGAAAGATGGATCGATTGATTTGAAGAGAGCAAGGGCTCAGACAATGAGATCTTGGCTGTCAAAAAGTTATATAGATAATAGTCCTGACAGGCAGTTTATTGCCATATCTCCGTCAATTGGAGGTAAGTGCAGAAATAATTTAGACTTCTGCGTTAATGGAACGATAAACAAAATTGGAAAGCCTGACGAGACTTTACACTATGGTGATGTCACTCTGCTAGTTTATAACAAAAGAATAATGTAGGACCAATGGCCTCTTAGCGAGGCCATTAATTTTCATTTTGAATTCATAGAAGCACGGCTTTTACTGTGAACGCAATATCAGAGTTAACCCCGCTGGAGTTTTTCACGATAACACTTGCCACATTATTAGTGCTTGTAACTTGTATACCGCCACCGTTTCCGTTATGAAACATTGTCAAAAAAACCGCCTTATCAAGGTTTACATTGCTTGTTAAGGTGTATAATCCAGTTCCTGTTTTTGAAACTGAAACAACATTCGCTGATCCTGCTGCTGATAGCGTTCCGTCCGCAGCGACCCTGGCAGTAAATAAGTCTCCTCTTGATTTAATGTAGTTAACCGCTGAGGTAACTACTACCCCTGCAGTTATTACATTATTCTCATCAATAAATTTCACTTTATCGGGGCCGGTATTGGTGAATGAAAAGCCGCTAAAAAATACATCTGGCCTATTCACGGGATCATCTACATAATCCCCACCTACAAGAAACTGGTTATCTGTCATAGTTAACTTGCAGTAGGCAGTGCCGGTAGGAGTTACGCTACCTGTGACGCCAATTCTTCCTGAGTATGCATTGGATGAAGTTTTTGCAAAATTGCAATTTCTAATGCTTGCCTGGCAGGGCAGATTGATATCATAAGCGATCGCTACATCCCTCATATTGTTGTTTTCAAAATAGCAATTACGGATATCAACCCCAACGCCGCCTGCCGACCCAATTCTACGAGCGATGATACAAGCCGTTCCTGCTGTATCTCTGTTGCCATTTGCTTCAAAAGAGCAGTTGTCAATAACGACTTGCTGGGACTCTACCGCTTGTAAACAAAGGTGCCAACAGTCAATAAAGTCCACCCTTTCAAATGTTACAACATTAACACCGGTAACAGAGTTGAGCTTTCTCATCAGGAGGCCTTCCACACTGGACGTTATCCTGCAATCTCTTACCGAGCCGTACAGAGAGTCTTGAATAATTAGACTCCTATACAGATTATTGGAGAATATATCCTCTATTGTGAACCCAACCATCCTCTCCATAACAAGAAACGTTCCGGTATTATTATTACCTGAAGCCACCGTTCCGTTACCTCTTATACTCATACCCTTTAATGTAAACCTGTCAATTTGGTAATCAGATGTTCCTAAACTTCCTGTTATCTGGAGTGCGACTCCATTAGAAGGAAAGCCCCCAGACTGAACATCCTGAATAATTACTGTTCTTTTGCTTCCTGAACCAATTATGTTGCCACCTCTGGGAGATGAAGATGTCACCCCAGAAGAATAGTCGTAAGTCACCTTACTGCGAAGAATGAACTCACCCGGCGGCAGATAAATATCTAATCGTAAAAGCTTGGCTTTATCCAGGGCTTTTTGAAGCGCGGATGAGTGATGTTCAAGAAACTGCGGAGCCCACCAGGAAAATTGTATTTCAGTTACATTTGAACGCACCCAGCATCCAGTGCCTGAAGGGTCTGATTCGCCTGCGCCATTTATAAAATCAATAGCATTCGCGTATGGTACCGTTGGAGAAATATAAATCGCGCCATCGTGTAACGATTTTGGAGATGCGGAATCATAATAGAAATCCCCGGCACCTACTGTTGAGACGGCGTACCAGCCGCGAAGACGCACTTTCTTTTTGTCAGTTGGAGTTATTTTTGAAAAATCAGCAACAGAGATTAACTCACCAATTAAGGAGAATCCGTCACTACTCGCCAGCGCTGACCTTAACGCTGAATCTCCAACGCTTATCCATGCCCCTACACCCGTTCCGCCTGTAGATGCTGGCGTAGATCCGGCAGGAACAACCTTGGGCAGCGCACCATCCCAGCGGTAATATTCACCGTCCGTCATGTCTTTCAGAACCTGATTGGGCAGCGTTAATGTTGTACCGGCCTGGAATGTGCCGACAGGAATCCATCCGTATTGCGCGATAGCCTGCTGCGCCAGCCAGCGCAGCCCCTCAATGGTGTAATGCTCGTTACCGAAACGGTCAACATAAGTATTAACCAGTGAGGTGACGAATTCGTCGATTTTCCCTGCGTTAAATTTAAGATCGCGCGGGGACTCGCTCGGTACTGGATTATTAGTAGGTTGCGTAGCCATATTTTTTCCATAAAAAACCCGGCGCGTTGGCCGGGTTGTGATGGTTGAATGGGTCTTATGAGTAGATAGAGTCGCTGTATTCTGAGACTGTCAGTGAGACGGTGTTATCGGTATTTGGCTTGATGCTGTTTACCGTCCATAGCTGGCTGTCCAGTTCTTCTACTGTCGCAATTAGGTAGCGCGACGGAAGCTGCACAGTGTCTCCATTCCAGATATTGAGCTGAATGTTTGGTATTGCCGCGGTGAATCCGTATTTGGTGTCCGTTCGAGGCGAAGCTGGGTAGCGTAACGTCGGATTTCCCATGCTGTCTGTGACCAGCACATACATCGAGCCGGTAAATGTAATTGGCTCGCTGGTATCGAAGTTGTTCCCGGCGCGCCCGGTGATATACCCCTGCTGCTGGTTGCTGTCGTAGATGTCCGGCATCTGAATGACGCTACCCACCTGGATAATGCCATCTTCGAAAACTTTTGCGTTCATCTTCACACGCGAGTAAATCAGCCGCTTAACTTCCCTCATCGCCCTCTCACGCGCCTGATAGTCGTTGCGGAATCCGACAATCTCCAGTTTGTTGGGGTTCTCTGCTTCCTGCTCGACGATAGCGCCGTTCAGCACGCGGTAGTTGATGTACGTCTTATTGTTGGTGGTCGGGTGGACATAGGACACCTGCACACCGTCATAGCCACCCGGTAGCGTGGCTTCGTACGTCATTTTGTACTCGTCCGTCTTCATGTTGGCCCGGTTGAATACTGCCGCCGGATAATCGACTTTCTGGTCGCGTGTGAATGTAAGTACACCGTCGTCCCAATAAGCAACCACCGATGCCGCATTACAGATTGCCTGCACGCGGTCACCGAGCGAGTCGTTTTCGTCGTCAAAGGTGTAGTCGAAGTAGCCCAGGCGCTCATCTGGCAGACTCTCAGCAATAGAGTACAGACCGTACAGGTCAATGCTGCTGACCGACTGCTCACCCATGATGAGCCAGGTATGCGCCACCGCATCAGCGAACGAGCGAGACGGTCGCAGCGTGTAATCCACAGTCTGCGTGTTCAGGTTGTAAGTGATGGTATGGCGCGTTACGAGAGCGTTATATTTGCGTTCGCGACTTCCCAGCGCGTTTTCTGTCGCCCGAACTTTGACACGTACCAGCGTATCAGTAGGATGAACAACGTTCGTTCTGATATTAATGGCGTGGATTTCTTCAACTTTTAGCACCGAGGCATCGCTGGAGTTATCAGTGCGTTGGAAGCTGATCGCATACTTACCAAAGCCACCTGACGGGGTTATCTTATCTGTGCGATAAAACACTTCGCTCGTATGGTCGTGCGGCGTTCCCTGGTAATAAGTAAATGTCTGCGTAGTGCCGGGGATCTGGTTGTAATCATCGTCGATTTTCCAGATAACAACTTTCCAGTTCGTCTGTTTTTTACCACCCAGGCTCGACTGCGTGTGTAGCCAGAGCTGAGAAGATTCAACTGGCGAGAAGAATGGCCCCACAACAAGCGCTTCGTTGTCGTTGAGAATGAATTTCGTAGTGTTGATGGTGGCATTTGCCGGGATGTCCTGAGGGCCCTGCAGGTCGCTCATCGTGAAAGTGTACCAGCGAACAGGATTAGTAACCGCCCCATCGTTTGTCTCAACAGCGGAGATAAGGGTGCCAGAGAAAGTAGCATCAGTAGTGACATTGCCAGAAGCCGTGCTGTACGTAACGTTAATGGTGAATGTTACGGCATGCGGCAGCACTAACCCCATGAAATAATCGAAGTCGGATTGCTTCACGATTTTCATGGCTATCTGGCCGCCGGAATATGTCCCGCTGACGACTGTGTTTGCCGTCGCCGTTTCTATCGGGAAATCTCCCGCTTCGTTCTGCCCAGGCACCTCCTGTCCATCTACGTCATCGAAGCCATATCCCTCGACGATTTGGGGGATGACTTCACCGGGCTGATAAAACTGATATTCAGCCCCAGCCAGTGAGCCCAGACTCGATTCAGAGTAGCGCACAGACTCATAATCGTACTTACCGATTCCGATGCACATCCATTCTGTCACGTACTTCAGTCCGCCATCTTTATCACTCTGACGCACATATTCGAAAACAGATTCCTGAATAAGGTCAGGAAATGACCTCACCTGACCATAAATATCCGGCTTGGCTTTATAGACGCGCGCGGTGTTAGTCTGTCCAGTAAGGCTATTATTTGGAGAATCTACTGTATTCCCGCCAGTGTTTGCGATAGCTGGCTTTGGCGCAAGAAAGGAAAAAACCTGCCCAACCACTTTAAATATCGGGCTCAGAACATCTTCTACAATCCCTTTTGGCTGGTCGAAAATCTGGATTTTGTCCAGCTCGCTCAGCTCAAACGCCAGCTCATCGTCGTCACCCAGCTTCACGCCGTTGCGGATGATCAGCAGGTCACGGTGAAAGGTGTCGTCATTGCCCTTCAGCCAGTCATAAAAAATGGTGCCGTTTGGCACCCTGTAGCGTTCTTTTGGCGTTCCCGGGAAACGCTGAAGCTCAATCAACGCCATATTCGAAAAACTCCACTTTAGTGAATGCCCGCTGAATGACCAGCAACGAGTCCATGCGCACGCTTCCGTTCTCGCCGCGAGAGTGCAACGCTTGCCTGTTGAGCACCAGTCCAACATGCGCCGGTTGCGCGCCTCGGTATCCCACGAATATCCCGCCATCTACCGGATTATCGACCTGACGCCAGAAGACTACGTCGCCCTGATAACAGGTGAAGAAGTCCTCGCCAGCTTCGTAGTCCGGCGTCTGGTGTAGTTCAATACCGAGAACGTGGCGGTAATAGAGAACAACCAGACCCCAACAGTCTACCTTCTCAAACGAGCAGGCCCGGTTAGCCCACGGTATGCCGATCATCATTCTGATAAAATCAGAGGTACTGAAGGCCAGTGTATTCCGTTGGGTCATAGAGCCTTCCGATGTTGTTGTTCAGCGGGTTGGTGACAGACAGAGTGACCGAGGCGGAGTCTGCGTCGATGTCCACCGTCTTGACGTATAACTGCCAGGACTTAATCGGCACAGAAACGTCTCCACTGTCGAATATCTGCCGCGTGGCCGTGATTGCCGTCAGACGCGATGCACCCTTCCACTTCTTCATCAGCGCTTTGATGTCCGATGAAAGGCGGCCAAGTTTCACAGTGGCGTCAATCACAGGAGTCCCGCTCTGCTGGCTCTCTTCAATCTCGAAACGCGCAGGCTTGTACACCTGGCCGCCAAGCGTTTTATCGAAGAACTGCTTGTCTACCAGGCGGACGTATCCGAATGACGGGTGATAGAACGTGATTGTGTCGTATAGGCCGCGCGTCGGGCGCTGTTGTTTATATTCACGAAAGGAAGGCATTACGGCACCCTCGGCAGAGATTCCGGATCACGATTATCCGGATAACCGGTCACAACAATATCCAGCCAGCTATTCCACGGCGGAGGCAGCTCAACAATGATGTCGTCGAACTCGTCGTCAGGGTTATAGAGGTGGTTCGCGATAACGGTTCCCGTCCACGTAACCACTCCGCCGTCGATGCTGGTTTGCACCGGCATCTGTGTGAAATGCAACTCCTGAACCTGCAAGCCACTGCCGCCGATGTTGATGGGCATACGAAACCAGTTAACACCGCGATTCAGGTAGTTCGGGCTGCGCAGCCACTGCTGGAAAGCCCGCTCTTCATCAAGAGTGAAAATCCACGTCAGTGACCATGTGGTTTTGAGGTCGTCAGTAAGGTTCTGGAAAATAGCCGGGCCGACTGCTGGCTGGTCAGTCTGGAACCCGGTGTCTAGCGTCATGTTTTTGCTGGCCTTCTGCGCCAGCGGCAGCCAGTCAGGATAGTCGATAATAGCCATCAGCCCTGCCCTCTTGGCGTGCGTTTAACGTTCATGTTGCTGGTTATGGCGTTGCTGATTGGACCGCCATTGTTCAGGTCGGCGACAATTACATCTACTGTCACGCCGCCATTGCCATCAGTTCCGGCCTGAGCATCTACAGAGGACGATGTGTAGTTCTGGATGTTAATTACAACCCCGCCACCTGTCCCCGCTGTCATTTCCTTGTTGCTTATCACCCGGCCATTGTCGCCCGGAATCATATATTGCTTCCCAGTACTGGCCTGGTAAATCTCCGGCATCCCACCTTCACCAACCTGATACATCCCACCCGCTGATACCGGTCCGCCGTTTTTACGCTTACCAGAAAGAGCGAGTGCTGCTACGACAGCGCCAAGCCCAACCGCAGCGGCACCACCGAATGAACCGATTGATGCTACGATTGCCGCAGGTGTCCATGCCGCTGTAGTGGCTGCCGCTGATGCGGTGCTTGCCGCCGTCGTGGTGGCTAGAGCGCTAACCTGCGTGGCAGTGGTAGCTGCTATCGCTGCCTGCTGAGTAGTGGCTCCAATGATAGCGTTCTTAGCCCATTCAACGCCCATCTGAACGAATGAGTTAACCAGGCTATTGAGCACCGTGCTTGCCAGCGACCTGGCAGCGCCTTCAGCACTCATGCTTCCTGTGATTATTCCTGTTAGTGCGTTTGAAGCGTTACCAGCAAGTGCATCGAATGAGGCAGCAAGTGCTTCGTTTCCTGCGCTCTGGTTTCGCCATATTTCCCACTGAGCAGCAATGCGTTCCTGTTCATACTTACGATCAGCGGCTGCCTGTAAAGCAAGAGCGTTCTGATGTGAGATTACACCTTGCTGCTCGAATTGCTGAATGAGAGCAAGCTTTCTGGTGTTTTCATTCACTAACTGCTGAACTGGATCAACACTGCCTGCAGCTTCCTGTTGCGGCGTAACTGCTTGCTGAGAGCGTATTTTGGCGAGGTTAGCTTGATGCTCGGCCTCAAGTCTCTCTGAAGTTTGGTTATATTGTTCCTGACTTATTTTTTTCGCAGACAATGCAGTATTAAGGTCTTGCACGTCTTGCTTATAGCTGGCGTTCTCTCGCGCTTCCGGGAGTAGCTTCTCAGCGGCAGCCTGTGCCTTAATAGCATTGGCTGTATCCCATTTTGTCGCAGCATACTGCCTTGCCTGTTGGATTTGAGCCTGGGTAGCACCTTTTCCAAGAGAAAGCTCAGCATTTAGCATTGCCTGCTCTCTGCTCAATTCATCAGTTGAGTCGGCAGCAAGTTGAGACTGCTGCTTTAGCGCCTCAAGTTTCTGCGCTATTGACTCAGCCTGGCTGGCTGACTGCTTGCCCTCTTTGTTGCTTTGCTTTCTTGCTTCGGTTACCCGGTATGTCTCGGCATACTCGTCCTGTAGTGCCTTCACGCGTTTCTGGTCAGTAATCCCGGCATCGGCCGCATCATATTGAGCCTGCAACCGTGCGCGAGCCTCACCTTCAAGTTTGGCTAGTGCTAATCTGCGTTCCGAATTTTTGACAAGCTTTTGGGTGGCGGCATCATCACCGTTAGTTGAAGGGCTTTTGAAACCTTGGTTGTTTTTGGCTTCATTTGCAGCCTTGGCACGAATGCTGGATATTTCTTGCTCTGTGCGCTTAAGCTCAAAGGCAGCCTGTCCTCTTCTTTGCTGAAAAACAGCATCGCTTTCATACCAGCGCTGCCCTTCCTGAACTTCCTTATTAAGCTCTTGCTGCAACTTAATAAGTTTTGGCATCCTTCCGGCATCGCCTGCGTTGTTATTGTAATAATTAAGGTTATCAGCAACGCTTTGCATTAATCCCGCAAGTGTGGATGTCAGACCTATTGCCTGGTTCAGATCACTTATTGCGTTTTTAAAGGCAACATCGAGACTGTTTTTAGCTCTGTCGATGCTAACTGGCATTTTGTCGAATTCAGCGTTAACACTCTCCGACTGTTTCTGGATAGCGTTTAGCGCGTCTTGAGCAGTTAGCTTGCCTTCAAGCATTCGCTGTCTTAACTGACCAATCGAAATGCCTAACCCGGCCGCTATCTGCCTTGCCAGTTCCGGCATTTGCTCAAGAATGGAGTTGAACTCCTCAGCACGAACAACACCGCCTGCGATTGATTGCCCGAACTGTCGCAGGGCATTAGACATTTCCTCAGCAAACGACCCGCCGATAGTGCCTATTTTTTGAAGTGTGTCAGTCAGGGAAAGAATCTGTGAATTTGTTGCGCCTGTTTCTTTGAGGGCTGAGGTGAGAGTCTCCCAAAGACGTTCAGTATCAGAAAGGCTATTCCCGGTTTGCGATGCTATAGCTGACAGCGCCTTCATTGACTCTTTCGCGGCATCAACGCTTGGGCTAAGGCGCGCAACCCTGGCCTGCAGGGTATTCATCTGGTCGCCAATTTCGATTAGCCGCCTGGCAGTTTCAATCGTGAAAGCGCCAGCAATAGCAAGTCCAACCTTGTTTAATGCCCCCTCGAAACGACCAGCGGATTGAGATGATTTATTAAAACTCCCGTCCATCTGGTCAAGGCGCTGGTTGACCTTTTGCTGCGCTGTAATGAGTTGAGCAACATCCATTTCTACTTGATAGACGATGTTACCTAACTGCTTATCTCCGGCCATTTATCAACCTCCGGTCATAAAAACCGCCTCAGCAGTTATCATTTTTTTGAAAAATTTATTAATGTGTTTAGTACCACTATTAGCATTCAGGAATGCCATGTCTTTCGTAGAGCCATCATCATTACCTCTTGATGACCCAAAATCAGGAGAGTTAGCAAAATCAATGATAATTTCTGAAGCCGAAGAATTATTCGGAGCGCGAGATACTTCATTTTCCATAAATGAAGCAATCCTCTATCACAACAAGACTCCCCGGGTCGTCGTTGCAACTGAGCCCAATAATCTCTGCATTGTTTATCTTAGTGACGGATCACAAAATAGATGGGACTGCTTTATGTACGAGATGGCTCATGAGTCTGTTCATCTACTCAATCCGCAAAAAATCTCGGCATCTTATTTAGAGGAGGGTGTTGCGGTTTGGTTTTCGATGATGATGTGTAAGAAGTACTCATATGTTTGCAACAAACCCACAGGTAAGTACAGACAGGCTTATGAGCTTTTATTAAAGATATCCGACGATGTCCCAAGTGTAGTGAGGATAATTCGAGAAAAATTTCCCAATCTCACTGACCTTAATGCCGATGATCTTCAGACTACCTTTCCATCTTTAACTCCAATAGATGCGAAAAGACTAGTCAGACGCATGGAGTATTAACTAGTTTTCTTCTCTTTTTAGCAAGGTACATTTCAGCAACTTGATCGTACTCTTCCCTGGTAAAGCCTTTCTGCTCAGGGTATTTCGTTGCCAGCAGCATTTGAAACTTGGTCATCGTCAGATTGCCAGCCTCCTGCTCGGTCATGCCGAAATGGGCCTGCGCGGCCACGATGTAATCGACGGCGCGGAACTCGGTACTGGTCTCTCCGCTTTCATGCCGCTGGAGCTTTCGCACTTTCGCCTTGCCGATAACGCCATGGGTTATCAGTGACTGCGCAATCAGCAGCATGTCAGATTCAGGCAGCGCGCCTTTGCGAATTTTGAATGTGCGACCAGTGCCTTTAGATGGGTGAAAAATACCCGTAAGCGGGCCAGCGTCTTTGTCACAGCAGGCATTGAGAACAACCACTGAAGCGAGAAACGCTTTGCGACCGTAACTGGTGCTTTTAATGTGGTTGATGAGCCATTGCGGAACGTATCCGTAAGCCTCAACAGCACGACTCACCAGACTGGTTACTTCATCGTTGTGCAGGTCGTAAAACACCTGCACGATTTCTTCTGGCTCGCCAATGCGCGACATGTTCACAAATGACGGCCGGAAGAAGTAATCCTCGCCGTTAACGCTGATGAGGCACTCGCCAATCTCTTTAAGCGGGGTCATGTTGTCTCCATAATCATTATCAAGGGCGACCGTAACCGCCCTTTGGAATGGTTACGAAGCGGTGACGGTCACTGCGCAGGTTGCCGTGAAGTTGCCATCGTTGGATTTGAAGGTAATCGTCGAAGTGCCGGCAGCAACACCAGTTACCAGGCCTGTGCTGCTCACCGTTGCTTTGGTGGCATCCGACGTCGTCCACGTACCGGACTTGTCGGTTGCATCAGATGGCAGGACAGTGCCTGTCAACTGTCGCGTCGCACCAACAGCCAGGGATGCCGTTGCAGGAGTTACCGTTACCCCTGTGACCGCGACTGTATCGTCGGTGTCGATTACCTGAATAGTGTCTGCCGCCGCCACTTTGAACTCGGTAGAGAATGTGATGATGTCGTTTGTTCCACCGTCAGAACTCAATGCGTTGATCAGCATGTAACCGATGAAGGTCACTGGTCCGAATTCCATACGCACCCACAAAGTTGGCTGGCGGGCTGCCTGAATCTCAGTATTGAAATATTTAATCAGGCGACCGACTCCGTACTGGTCGAGCTTGTCATTGCGGCGAACCTCGCCCTCGAAAGATATAGTGAAATCGGCATTAGTCACGATATTTTCGACATATCCTTTGGTGTCATCAGCATCAGACGTCACGCTGTTAGGCGAGAAGTCGAAGCCTTTACTGGTGCCAGCCGCCAGGGCTTTCCATTCTGACTCCTGCGGGATGGTATCGGCGCAGCCATCAGCTACTTCGAGCACAATGGCGCGGCCAAACAACTTTGTGTTGTCCGTAGGGCAATTTGCTGCCATGGGTAATTCCTCTTTGATGTTTCGGCTTACTCGCCGTATTTGATTGCAAACTGAAGCCGATAGACGAGGCGACCTTCAGCTGTTAGGACTGGAGCGGGGATACCGCCGAAATTTTCGATATAACCAATACAGTTGCTTGGTAGAGGGTCTGATTGCACGTGCTGGATAATTTGCTGCACCGAAGTGTCTAAATATCCATTCCCTCCTTTTGCGCCGATAACATCGACTAACACGTAATATTCGGCGCCTAGTTCATTGCGTATGGAAGAGCCGCCGTTAGGACGGAATACCATAAAACGCTCTGACATGTTTCCGGTGTCATTCCACATAAGGAGCTGGGTTGTAAAGCCAGCGGTAAGGCCTGCATCAACAAAATAATCACGCAGCCGGGTATGCATCGGAGGGTTCATAGCGACAACTCCTGTTTCATAACCCTGTCTATTTGCTCTCGGGTATCCTCAAACCCTTTTGTAAGGAACTCCTTCCTTGCAGTTGCACGGCGGAATTTCTGTGGGATGTTGGGATCGTGAACATAGACCGCATAGTTGGCTGAATACCCAACGCGACCAGTCAGGCGAGTGCCGTTCACATCCAGTTCCTGATATTGACTGTTGATCAGCGTGGAAGTGTCACCGATAGGCGTATATACAGATGCTTGTGATGAACCAATAATGAGCGCACTCTTTATCGCTCTTACGGCTTTTCTTCCCTGAACATCAGCAATGAGTTTTTCAAGTTTGGCTTTGGCCTGGCTTATACCTCTGATTTTCCCAGCCATGTTCAGACTCCAGTAATTATCGCGTAATCATCCGTCAGGCGGTCGAACGTGTCTTCATACCTTATGGATTGGAGTATTTCATCAGCTCCAGCCTGAACAGGGTCTGCTTCGGTGGACACGCCAATCAGGATGTAATCCCCCATATCCGCACCGGAGAATTCCGTCCAGAAGGTGTTTTTGATTACTCGCTCTGAACCAATATCGCCGAGCCGCTTGCTCAACCCACCTTCATAGCCGCAACCGATGACCACCGGAGCTGCGAAACCCAACGGATCACCATAGTCATTCTGGCCTTCCAGTCGCTTCCAGAACGTCGCTTTGCCGGTGTATGACCAGCGGGCCAACTCTGACATTCTTATTCCCTCCAGCGCAGCACCTTCGCACCACTCTCCCGGATGCGCGGGCAGTTGATAAACCACTCCCCATCCGATTTAACGTATCCGGTTGTCTGCCGACCTGTGTCAGTAAGTACCCATACGCGCTCGAATGACCGCGGGAGTCGATTTTTAACGGATATCCACGTCATTAGCGTTCACCGTTACACATGCATCCACCTTTCCCTATCCAGATTCCTGCAAAAGCCTTATTGCTGGGGTCTGGGGGAATCAGCGAGGTTGCACAGCCATACTTATCAAGCCCTCGCAGTAAGGACAGAGAGCCTGACCACCGATCCGCAAACGACTGATATCGAAACGACCTTGAGGCACCTGACGGGGCTGTCTGAGAGCTGATATAGCGATCGCCCTGCCCCAGCCCCATCAGTCCTAACAAATACATCTGAATTAGCAGCGCTGTCGCAGGTGGGTAATGAGCATCAAGGCATTCCTGAATGCTGTTCACCTGCTCAATCAGCGCGTCAAGAATAAAGTCGGGCAGCGTGATGCCGACCGACGATAGGTATTCCTTCGCCTGTGCTGTGGTTATCATGCTGACCTCAGATATAGCCCTCCGCAGAGGGCATAAAAAAACCGCCATCGCGGCGGCTGTTACTCAGCAGGGAAAAGCTTATCCAGCTCGCCCTCTGGCAGAAGGTCTGCGAGCTTGTCGACGCCCATATTGCCTTTGTACTCAATGCCCAGATCATCAAGGCGCTTGGTGATAGCCTGCTTGCGGGCCTGCTTATCGGTGGATGCATCAGGGGTTGCCGGAGTCAGCTCTGCTGATGCCTTGCCGGAAAGCTTGCGGACATGAGATTTCAACGAAGGGTGCAGGTTTTCCAGTTCAACCACATCGCCTAAAGAGACACCATGCCACGGCTTAGTTACTTCGTATTTATCAGCCACAATCTACCCCTTATGCCAGATTTGCACCGTAGACCACACCAGAAAGTCCCTGCTCATCTGCCGTAATTTGCAGGCCTTCGGCAGACATGATCTGGAAGTTGTAGTTAATGTTTGGAAGCGGGCGCGGCAGAGGAACAACACCGACAGCCATACCGACCAGCGGGGAAATAACATCCTGACGGCGAACGTAGGCGATAAATTCGTTACCGCTTAACGCGAATGTCGGACGGATTTCGCGAACCGGAGCGAAAGGCAGAACAGCGTTCAGTACGTTTCCACTCACGACGCCATTCACCACATACGGCTGTGCCAGGTTGGCCCAAATTTCAGGAGAGACCCACATCACATCATAGGTCGCAACTTTGTTTGCGCGGGCCAGAGTGCCGAAAGCGCCTTTGCCGAAGAAAGTGAACAGCGCGGTCATATCTGCGGTGGTCAAATCGATGTTTGCGCCACCTGCGCCAGAGCCGAGGTTGATTTTCTTGGTATTACGGTGATTTTTGATGCCCTGCGCAGGATAGGACTGAACCTGAATGTTAGGATCACCATTCAGATAGTAGTTAACGCGCTTCTGGTTAAACTTGCGCATCTTCGCCATCTGCGAATCCAGCACCAGGTCGATACCGACAGAGTTCAGACCTGCAGCATGACGCCAGTTAACACCGTAACCTGCGGTAAATACCGGGATCGGGTCGCCGTCGCTTGCGTATTCCGTATGGTCAAAGGAAAACGGTGCCTGACCATCAATGCTTACTGATACGTCATCAGCAATATCACCAACAACGCTGTAGAGCTTGGCAGTCTTACCAACCGGCAGCACGGTCTGCACGCCAATCAGGTCGTTGACGATTTCCATGCCAACTTCCTGATCACGCAACTGCAGAACCTGGCGGTCGATTTCAGCCCAGAAATCGCGAGTGAAACCACCCACAGCGTTCACTGCCAGCCACTCCTGAGTCATGTGAGCGCGGTTTGCGGCAATCATGGCGTTGTGGTTGGCATTCCACATATTTCGGTTAGCCCACAGCTCATTCCAGTGGCCACCCAGGCGGGAGTTAGCGGCCAGAGTATCTTTAGAGAAATACATATTTTTTCCTTCTTATGCTGCAGGCGCTGCTGCGACGGTGCCGACGCGCATACGCACGCGAATGAAATCAGTAGAGCTTGCCGCGATGGTGTACTCATCCTGGCTGTAGCCGATCACCGAATCGGTATCATCAGTTGCCAAAGTGAACTGACCAGACGAACCAAGCTTGATGGGGCTGTCTTTCTTGTACGCACCAGGCGCGCAGAGAAGTGCCAGTTCGCGCCCTTCTTCAACGTAGTTACCTATTGCAGAATCACCGGCAGGAACGGCATCACGGATACCAAGCCCTTGATGATATGCACAGTCGATGATGTACAGGCGGCCACTCATTGCGGTTGCCTGAGCAAATTCACCATCAGCATTGATAACTGCTGCAGTTCCCGGAAGAAGTGCGGCTGCGGCGATGCGGGTTTCGGTCTTGTAGAGCGATTTCCCGTCGATATTAACGCGACGATAACGTGACATTATTCCGGCTCCTTATTTGAAGTATTCAGCTACTGAAGGCGCGCCGGTTTCTGCCTGGTTCTGTGCAGAGTTGGTACCCAGCGGAGCGGCTTCGCCCAGAGATTTGAACATTGCGTCGAGGGCTTCGCCTGACAGGGCATTGGCAACGACTTCGCCATGCTTAGCAGCTACAGCGGCGCGCTTGGTCTGTTCTTCAGCGCGAGAGTTGGCGGTCAGGGTTTCTGTCAGCTTTTCCTGGTTGGCCTGTAGCGCTTCAACCTTCTCGGAAAGCGGCTTAATTGCCTTCTCCGTATTGGTAGCCACAGCCTCACCAATCATGCTGCCGATTTGTTCCAGTTCTTCTTTGGTTAAAGGCATGTCGCCCTCCGTTTTGTGGTTTGTTGCAGGAGCATCCTGCGGTGTGAAAAGAGATTTAAATTTGTTGGCTACAATTGCGACCCACGACTCCTGGCGCGTTACTTTGGTGCCGGTGTCGTCGAAGGTGATCTGCCCACCATCACTGGTATACCCGTACACCTGTGCATCACCGCCGTTACGGATGACAATCGCCTGTGAATCGGTAAAGTCAGCAATCCATGCGTAATCGTCAGGCCCGGTCGCAAATTTGTCGCGGGCAGCTTTCTCAAGGCGGCGTTCACGTTCGCGGTAGGACTCGCCTACCAGTGCGCCAGAGTTGGTTTTGATGGACTTTGCCTGGTCAGCGTTAACCATCAGACCAACGCCCTGCTCTGGCTGTGCAGCACCGACTTCATGAAGGAGGATGGCGTCATGGTCCATTGCGTTGATTTTGGCAACCCATTCAATGCCCTGAGCCTTCTGTTGCTCGCTTGCCTCAAGCTGGTCGAGAAATACTGCAACGCTGGTATGAATGGGTGGTACATCATCGCCGCGCTCAATCGCTGCAACGCGCTCCAGAAGTTCACGCCCACCCTCACTCTGATTGGCAACCTGAACATCAACCCATTTCTCCGCATAAACCCGATTGCCGGATTTCTTCACGTTGCGGTTCCATGCGCCGATGTGGCCTACGTTGATTCCCTCAGGAGAGAAAGCCGATACAAACTGACCATTGACCGTTGGGTGACCCAATGGTGCCAGAGTGCCTTCCAGCCCCTGATAGTGCGCGTCGATTTCTGATGCGGGGTAAAGACCACCGTTCATTACTACGTTCGCCGGCAGCGTATAGCTGGGGAGAACCAGATGTTCGCGCCCGTTATACGTTTCACGGCGAATAGACTGGCTGTTCACCTTTGTGGTGACGTTAACCTGCATTGTCATGGGTGATTACTCTTGTCTATGCCGCGTGTTTGCAGCAGTGATGTGATTTATTCGCAGCCATCCGCTTGCCCCATGTCTGGGCAAACTCTTTTTTGGCAATATCGATAACGCTGGAGTTAAGCGGCACGCCCTTCTCATCGACCAGAACCGTGACCTGTGTGCATTTGCAGTTAATCGCGTTGCCGTTGATGCTGTACCACTCCCTGACCTCATCCGAGGTGTAGAGGTGTCCGTGCCTGAGAGCGTGTGTGCGTCGCGTTGTGGGGCTTAACGCGGACATATGAAGCAACATGACGTTAAGGCCTAAATCATTTCTTGCCTGGTCATGTTCGTCCCACCGCGCACGCCGGAGTGCGGTAGTGATTTCCGTGCGTGCGATGCGGTTGGCTCTGCTGCGCTCGATATCTGTCTGAGCGGTTATATTTCTTGCAACTTCGCGAGGGTTAAGCCCGCGCCCAATACCGTCCGTCAATACGCGGGAAAGGTCAGCCTTTATCTGATTGCTAAGGCCTTTCATCTCTTCAAACTCTCGCGCCCTGACCAGTATCAGACGGGACTGATAGGCTTCACTTAGCAGGATGTTCTCAATGCTTTCCCTGTCGGCGGCGTATGCCGGGGATTGCTGCGACAGATTGCTAAACTCCTGCGCCGTTCCTCGCTGATAAACCGTAGACACGTAGTCCTGCCAGAACCACAAATTCAACTCCCCACCCTGCAACAAAATGTCATCGACGAGCGATTCACCGTTTTGAAGCAGCATGGAAAGAAGTGTCTGGTCAAGGCGGAAGGTGTAGCGCTGGTTTACTGCTGGCTCTGAAGGTATGCGGTTAAGTAGCTCTATGTACCCCTTGCCGATTTTACGTAGCCGTTTGCTGAAATCGCGCATTGCGCCGCGCTCCAGCCTGTCTACACCAGTCGGGTCCTGCTTATTGGCTGGTAATATCGCTGGTTTCGCTGGCTTGTTCGCTTTCTTCATCGTCATCCTCGGTCAGCGGTTCGCCAAGCGGCTCATAGCCTGCAGCAACGCGGATTTCGTTAGCGGTAAATACCTGCTCGCCGGTTGCCAGCGTCTTCTGGTTGATGTCGCTCATCTTGCTGGCGCTATCCAGCTTGTCTGAAGATGACTGTTCGTTAAGGTCATCCCAGACAATGCTGAACTTGGCTACCGGCTTCAGGATTTGCAGATCTATCAGCTTGTCCACCATATCCTCGATATCGAATGACAGGTCACCACGGCGCGACTGACAGCGAGCGTTGAAGTAAATCTGGTCTTCCGTGCTGGCGCGCTCGCCTGACTGGTTGCCAACGAGAATGCGAGAGGGAATATCAACCGATGCCGCAAAGGTCTTCAGGTTTACATCGTAAGTAGGTGAAGGGTCGGCAACCGAAGTTACCAGAGGCGTAACAGATGCCCCTTGAGTGGTCAGAAGCACATCATTGCCGCTGTTAACTTCTACGGCAGCCTCATTGAACTTCTCCTGCAGCTCTGTGACGCTAACGCCATAAAGTGACGCGAGGTTGCTGAAGTTAATCTCTTTATCGAAATTGACGTTCAGTTGGCGCGCGGCGTTCTTCAGAAAAGATTCACCGCTGCCTCCCTCTACCTTTTCGAGGCTTACAGCTGCGTTGTAGCCAGGCTCAAGAAATCCGATCTCGTCATCGGACATATCACCGATAATCAGGATTCGGTCAGGGTGGATATCGCGCTGAACTCTACTCCCGTCAGGCTGCACTTCTGTGTACTGCCATTTAGTGACATTGCCGTTGTTATCACGACTGGCAACCTTCAGTGCGCTGGCCCATGCTGGCGTAATCTTTTTCAGCGCCCTGCCTTTGACTACCGGCTCATCCCAGCGCTTATTGTCTTTGACGTGCAGAAGGATGCCAGCCCAGCGACCAACCAGTCGGCGCGTATCGGCTTTGGCGAATGAGCGCCAGAACCGATGGGTGAACACCTGTTCTTTGCTCGACTTCTCCCACGTCGATTCCTGGCGTGATTCATCATCCGGATCACCCTCAATAACTTCAGGGTTCGTTTTCCAGCAGTTGGATACCAGCTTATTTACAGCACCGTTAGCGATGCCGCCACGGCGATAAAGCTTATAGAGGTCATGGAAGTCTAAATCTTCCTTGAAGCCATATTCGCACCACGCCGTGCTGCGTTTTGCATCCAGACCCATAGACGGGTTAGCCATCATCATGCGGGCGCGCGCAAGCCTGGCATCGTTCAACGCATGGTTGACGGCCAGTGTTAATTTGTCAGTCATGGTTTGTCCGTTTAGTGGGTTATCTGTGTAACAGCCGTTTTGGTATGCCCATGCCGATTGGCTGAGGGTTTTTGAGTTCAGTCAATGCATAAACCATCGCATCAAGTCTGTCGGGTGATTTCTTCGCTGTAGCAGGAACGTATTCCATCAACTGATTCTCCAGCTTATAGAGGTTCCCTCGATGCGCTACGCGACCCTGAGCATAAAGAGCAGATATTGGTTCGGCGCGAGAGAATTTTCCCTTACTGGCATGCACGCGGATGACTTTCCCTTTAAATCCCGCATTTGTCAGCGTGTCCTCAGCCATGTCACCACCTTGGTTAGTTTCGATGACAATGGCGTCAGCCTTATGCTCTTCATATGCCTCTATAGCTCGTGTTGCCCAGCCATTAGGTGAGAACTTACCGCTATAGTCAGCGTCAGTGCTGTATTGTTTTTCATCGCCGCTTCCATACAGGCTGGCAACCACAATTCCTGACTCATCGCTTTCTTCGCTGTTAGTTGCTTGCGGGTCTATAGCTACCACCGTACGAACCAAATCTTTTGTGATCCGCATTTCGTGTGCAGCGTTAATCATGGATTCATCCCACAGCGCACCCTCCGCATTAAACCGCTTCGGCTTCTGCATGTACTGAGCATCTGCCGTTCTACGGTGCGAGAACAACGCCACACGATGTGACTCATTGTGTTTAAACGGCCACAACCAGCCATCAGGCAGCCCGTGGTCAATCGGGATGGCGTGAGTGTTCTCCGGGTACTGTTCTGAGTAGCTCAGGCTGTTGTCGATGATTACCGGCAGGTTCAGGTGGTACCACATTTCACCACTCCCGCCCCGCAGCAGATAACCGCTCAGGTCGTGGTAGTGGATGCGCTGCATGATGACTATCATCGGCGTGGTTTCGATAGCCAGACGCGATTTAATCGTCTCGTTGAAGCGGCTGTTTACGCCGTCACGAACCGTTTCGGAATAGGCATCATCTGGCTTAACGGGGTCATCGATAATAAGGGCGCCCTGCCAGCCTGGCTCCATATGCCCGGCACGGAAGCCCGTTACCTGTCCTGCTGACGATGAGGCGTACACACCGCCACCATACTCAGTCCACCACATCGCCTTACTGTCGGCATCGTCACGCAGCTCCATCGGCCACATCGCCTGGTAGGCTTGCGACTTAATCATGCTGCGGGCAGTGGATGAGTTCAGAAGCGCGAGGTTGTGCGAGTAGGAAAGATGCATGAACCGGGCTCGCTTATTCAGCGCCAGACCACGCCCCATCATGTTGATGGTTGCCAGTTCTGTTTTCGTGTAGCCGGGCGGAACGTTGATGATCAGCCGGTTAATCTCGCCGTCTATCACTCTGTCCAGCGTTTGCTGAATAACCTTGTGATGAGGTGCCACTATCATCTTTCCGCCAGTCCGCTGCTTGAAGAAGTAGCGGGCAAAGTAAAGCCCGTCCTCTTCGCACTCTATCCGGCGCGCATAGTTCTTTTGCTCAGCAGTCGTCATCCTCCAACATCTCCCGCCGGCAGCTTTGTATTCATCTTTCGTTAGCGCGGCCACTTCAATCGGGCCGCCGTTCTTACCGGTATGCTCGTGAGCGGCCTGCTCTTTGAAAGCCATCACGCTAATGTGTTTGCCGAGAAGCTCAAGGTTCTTAACCTTGTCAGGCCACTTAATCTTCTTCAGTAAGGCAGCGCTATCAGCGGCAGCCATCTCTATGACGTCAATTCCAGAAAGTGTTGTGCGCCATACCTTCGGCCAGTCCTTAATCGGCTTGATTTCTCCGTTAGCCAGTAGGATATCTGCAACGTCCATCCGGTCGATGTCAAACAAGCGTTTCAGCACATAATCAGCATCAACCTCGACCCGATCATTGCGCTCTGCTTTCAGTTCGGAGATTCTGGACTGGATGTTAAGTTTCGCTAAGTTTTGCGAGCCTTGTTCATTGGCGGTCTTCTCGCTGTACCCCGCCCGAATAGCCGCTTGCGTAGCGTTCAAATCGATGAGGTACTCGCGACAGAACATTTCTTGTTTGTCTGTGAGTGCCATGATTCTTCCTAGTTAAAAGGAGTTTTCATGTCTACAGAATCACTTCTTGATGCGATGCTGCAACATGATCGTTTTCATAATCAAAATACGATGGTTACCGGCATAGCCCAGAGAGCGGTTGATCATGGTTACGACAGCCTATCTGCAAAGCAAAAGGCCGTTTTGGAACCGTTTTTAACCGAGAAGTGTGATGGGGTTACTAACCCCGGCGGACATCATAATGATTGTCATGCACTTCTTGAGGGCGATGAGTTAGAAAGCGCTGTTGAAAATGAAATGTATTATGGAGGACTTTTGTGTCCTTCCTGCGTTGACGAAAAAGAACGGTACAGGGCTGAATGGGAAAAGATTCAGCGTGAGTAATATATAGCTATGCTATTTGGCGGCCAGTTTTTGATTCGGTCGCCATAGTCATTCCTTACGATGTTTGTTCTTCGGCTTCAGGCTCAGGAACGTATTCCATCTCCTGCACGTTATCAGGTGCCAGGTATACCCATGAGCCGTCCTCACGTGCTATGCCGATGAAGCCGTTAATAATCTCGGGCTGAGATCGCTTCATCAGACCTTCATGCGTCTCACCGGATTTGGTGGTAACCGTGATGCGGTAGGTGTCTGGCATATTTACTCCAATAAAAAACCGCCCGGAGGCGGCTTGGTTATATCAAGGCATTGGTTGGCAGGTAGTTATGACGAAGAACCTATAATCCAAATCTCGCGCCTTAGCCATTGCATCGGCATATTCACCAACAGCAATATCTACGTTTTCAGGATCATCGACGCTCAAGAAGTGATATCCCTTTTCAAAAATAGAATAATTTTCGTCATAACACTCATAGACAAGAAAGAACTTCATGCACACCTCCATTAGTTGTTAAGTGTGTATATCGGCTTCTATTGGCTTGCCTTTAATATTCATCATCAGGCGCACTCGTAAATGCGCCTTGTGATGTTTAGTGGTTCACTATGTTTTGAGAACGCTTCTATATAACGGCTTGCCTATCTGTACATCAGGTCGCTCACCGTACAATTATCCCCGGACTATTCCTATAAAAGATGCCTGCCGCTTGTTAAGCTGAATATATCGGCCAGGATTATTTCCATCTTGTTGGTGGAGTGGCTCCTACAAACAAGGTCTGTGAGTCGCAGGGATGAAGACCATACAGACAGGAATGTCTTACAAGAAGAAGCATCAGGGAAAACAAGTCAACGCTGCGTTAGTAATTATAAAAAGAGAAAATATCTATTCTGTCGTCGCCCCAGCCATGGGGCTTTTTTTACCTCAAGCACTGCTCCCGAACGTACTCCTGTAGGCCATTAAGCTGGCTGGTCACTGTTTCGATTCGCTCTCTGAGGGTGTAACAATCTTATTCAACGAAGTCGGTTATTTCGAAGCTGGCTACATCATCAGGCGCACTCGTAAATGCGCCTTGTGATGAAAGCCGTTGTGAAAGAGGCTCTCACCTCTTCTTAGGCTGCCTGGTCATTAAGATTGTGACCTGCCAGTAATGAGGCGATCCACTGGATACCACGCGGAGTGAACTTGGCCTGAGTGAAGGCATGGCCGTTATTCTGGTTCTCTCCGGTTTTCATAGTGAAGCGACCGGCATCGAGATGCTGAGCATAGGGTGTCAACTTACCGGCCAGGCGATACATGATGCCCTGCTCTATCAGGAACAACCGGAAGTCCGTTTCTTTCACCTTCAGCAGTTTCGCCGCTTCGCGGAATCCCATAGCTCCGGTTGCCTCGACGTAGTGATCAACAAATTCGACTTTAGGCGCGGCAATAGCGAGCTTGTTTTCCAGCTCCGCTTTCTGCTCTGCGAGGTCTGCCGCCAGGCGCAACGCTTCCGGCAGGCTCTGCGGTATTCTCACGGGCTGGCTAAGTTGGGTTTCAAGCTCCTGCCAGCGATCAACCAGGCGTGCGGTAAATTCAGGCGAAAGCTGAGCAACGACAATAATACTGTCGCGCTTACCCTGCTCACCTTCAAACACATAAACACTCACGGGGCGGCCTGCTGTGGGCTTTTCCTCAATTTGAGGAGAAGCAATCGTGCCCCGCTCAATAAGGCTTTCTATCGTGCGCTTAACGTTATCGTGCCGCTTTTCTACCAGCTCAGCGATTTCCATGCTGGTCATTACTAACGGATGGTCATTTACTGGATATTGCATAGGTTGGTGCTCCTATAGAGAAACAAGCCTGTCGCACAGATTAAGCCGTCCCCTAAGACGCACCATTTACGGATAATCTCAGGCTTGCTTTTCTGTAGGCTTAGGGATTGATGTTTGCGCGTGCGAAGCGCATAAAAAAAACCCCGCACAGTGGCGAGGCCGATATTGCTTTGTTGCTGATGGTGAATCTTCTTGGGGTTTGTCATGGTCGCAGGCTTCGCTATTCCTCATGGAATTGCTGGCCCACTTACTGCTTACCCGTCAGCACCTAGAATCTCTTGGCCGAGTAGGCACAGCCCATGATCAAGCTCACCGATGACAGGCTTTGTAATAGGGGCAAAAGACACGCTTTCGGCAAGCTAGGCTATTTGTTACTCTATGCGCTAAGAGGAGATAGGTATGCGTACTTATGCAGTAATGGCTTTGATGCTTGTTTTTTTGATGGCTATATTTTCCGTTTTTGTGCCAGTGATAATATTTTTCAAAACAGCGCTTCTCGCTATCCTTGAGTGCTGGTTAAACCATTACAAATACTCTTTAGTACCCGAAGTTTTGAAAGATTATTTCACACTGAATAAGATCCTGCGTCTCGTTGCTGCGGGCGCGTGGTGTGGATTTCTTATTTCCATACCTATTTGCTGGAAATTATGGCGCTCAACTCCTAAATACGACCCGCTCGATAAATACTTCAAATAGTTACCTCTGGCACTGCGTTTTAATGTATTCCTGCAGGATTCTCAGGGAAGTTTGGTCGCTGATGATTCCGGATCGAATACCGAGAACGTTTCGTCCAGCAACGTCAGAGAGTTCGACGGTGGCATCATTGCCCATGCCGGAGGTGCCGGAGGTTTTGGTTGTGGCTGACACAGGGCAGCTTCCTTTGACGCGCACCCGGCCACCATTATCGAGACGCTTACGCAAAGCATCATTTTCAGCATTCGCATCTGCAAGCTCCTGTGTGTATTTGGCGTCGAGCGCGGCGACATCGCGCTGGCGAGTCTGCATGTCGCTGATGGTGTCTTTAGCCAGATTTAATTCACGATTAACTTTGGTTAAAGATGCCTGCGATTCTTTGAGCGCTGACCGGTAATGACTGGCGATGACAATAGCGATTGCCAGCAGCAGGCTCATTGCTGCGAAGAGGATGAGCTTCCATTTAAAGGTCATTTTCGCTTTCCGCCAGGCACATCGAGCGCTCCATCTCCCGCCGGTTCTGCAATCCCTTCCACTTCATACCGCCTGCATATACCCAGCGGCGCATTTCTTCACACGCCCCTTCCTGGTCGCCCTTGTTGAGCTTTCGAAGGAGAGTCGACTTAGCGAAGGCATCGCTGCCTACGTTGAACACGAAGCTGTATAGCGAGGCGCGCTGGTATTCGTTCAGGGGTACCTTTACCAGATTGTCTACGGTCGCTTTGGCCGGTTGCAGGTCTTTCCACAAAAGCCGGTCGCATTCTTTGTCGGTGTAGGTCTTGCCGCGAATGATGTCGTTGCCAGTGTGGCCGTCGCAGACAGTCCAGACGCCAGCGACATCTTTGTAAGCCTGATACTTGCGACCCTCTACGCCATCCTTGCCACCGATGAATATCGTGGCGATGACCATCGAGCCTGCGCCCGCTGCGGCAATCAGTTTGTTTCTCAGTGAGGACGGGATAGCCATCGTTAGTCCTCCTTTGATAACTGCCCGGCTGCGGAAGGCCATCGCTCATACGCCTGAATCTGCGCCAGCGTGGTTTTGCGTTTGTAATACCAGTTGATACCGAACGTCAGTAGCGCCACGACAATACCGGCGATAACGCCTACTGCGCTCCACTCGTCAGGACTTAGCCGGGTCAACAACCCATTAGCCACCGTCCCGGCAGATGCGCCATAAGCTGCGCCAGAAGCTAATTTGCTCATATGTGACATCTCACACCTCCGATAGGAAGTGCTGTGGTGTAGTTAGGAAAGGCCAGCGAGGCATCGGATGCGAGGGTTCATCTGTGATTGATTGCCTGTGGCCTAATACGAAAAAGGCCCGCCGAAGCGAGCCTCAAAATTTCTGAAATTTCATGATTCAAATCACGTTTTATAAACCAAAATGGTTTATTGTGAATTCGTCTTAACAAGAGGGAACATCATGACTACCATCACCATTAACACCTACTCACCGGATTCACGTTTCGACATGAGCAAAGAGGAAGCGAAAGAGTTTTTCGCTTTCGTTCAGCGCAAGGCCGAGTCTCTCGGATATGACGTGGCGTTTGATGAAGCTGTATCAGTGGACGAAGAAAGTGAGCGTTTCGTCGAGAAGTGTTTTTCTGAATACTGATTGAGGTTTCTATGCCGCTTAAAGACTATATCGACAAGAATTACTCCAGCCAGGCCGATTTCGCTTCCGCATGCGGCGTAGCGCCTCAGCAGGTTACCAAGTGGATCAGCATGGGGTGCGTAGTTATCAATGGAAAGCTTTACAGCCCTCGCCGTGATTTACCTGCGATAACGTGACAAAAACTGGAAAGAGCACTGACCCCATTGACCAGCCGGAACTATCCTGGATTACCAAGTCAATGCACTTACCAGATTTCGCCAATAAAAAAGCCCCGAGCTATTAACTCAGGGCTTTTATCTTTTGTTTGGCTGCTCAGTTCGCTTTTGCTCCGAGCATACACAAAATGTACTACTTCGATTTCGCGATTGCAATGCTTTCGGAAAATATTTATTACTTAAGCCGCTAATTGAGGAAATTCATTCTCAATTTCACGCTTCATTGCGAAAAATATTTCCGAGTCGAGCACATTCTCGCACCAGACAACACGACGCCGACATGACTGCACATCCATTCCGGTGACATGGCTCATCAGCTTAGCGATATCTTGCGTGCAATTGCGGTTGCAATATCGCTTAATAGCTACATCGCGGACGGGGCTTTCACGGTGAAAGGTTTTAACCATTACGCGCTCAACAAACGCAGCATCATCTGATTCTTTGGCGAGAGCGATGATATTGCTGAATGAAGATTGCGGGATGACCAGTTCGCGAGCTTTCTGATACAGAGCATCGCCCCGCAAGCCTTCTTCCTCGTAAAGCCGCATGACAACGCTTTCTATCTGCTTAGCCTTATCATCGCTCCACTGGCTGCGAATCATCAGACGGCCGATAACGTTGATAGCCCCGGCGGGCGAATCGTCACCTGCATTAACTTTGCCCCATACCTGAAGCATGTAATGCACCCATGCTTTCTGGCGGGAGTTGATGGTTTTCTTCGGGTGCTTCCATACGCGGCGGAAGTGAGCATCGTCAATGAAATTAACCATGCCAAATACTGGTGTGAGCTTCATGCTGCATTCTCCCGAGCCAAAAAAATCTCAAACCAGAACACCACTGGTTTATCGATTACCTGCACAAGACCGAAACGCTCGGCGGTGCGAAAGTTGACTGAGGTTTTAAGCGCTCGGCCAGCCTGAAAAGCGATCTGCCGACGAAACTCTTCAATGTCAAAAACGGACTTGAACAGATTGCACGGTGCGCAGGCTGGGAACAGGTTTTCCAGCTTGTCATTGTGGGGAAGATAAAACTCTCCAGTCTGCTTAAGCCTCCATTTGCCATTACTGCGAGCCTCTTCATCAATCTCAAGTTTTCGGTGAACAGGTTCCACATGGTCAGCGTGCCAGCCCTTCTCCGGCAATTCACAGCCGCAGTAAGCGCAGCGTCCATCAAATTTCATTCGCAGCTCATCGCGCTGCTTTTTTGTAAGTTTCATGCTGCGCTCCCGCCATCAGGCTTATTGAGTCCGAGTCGATTGATGACTTCCCGGCGCATTGCTTCGAGGCGCTTGCGAGTCTCGTCATTCGTCCTTAACGCATTGTCGATATCTTCGAGCATCTCGCGGTCTTTCTGGCGCTGCTGCGCTGATGAGATATGGGTAACCGTGGTCACGATGATGCCTCCTCATGCGAGCGGGCGCTGGTCATCAGAACGCCATTAATGACTGCGTGACGCTTAGCGTGAATGTCACCGATGTACTTTCTGACGGTATCGCGGTGGCATGAAAGCTTACGGGCTACCTCACTGAGGCATCCGTTACACTCCTGAAGTAAGCGAGGAACTGTCTGAACGATTATCATGCTGCCTCCATAATTTCGGCTATGTCGGGTAACTTCCCGCCCAGCTCAGTCACTACCAACACAAGCATTCCGCCTTTAACCGCCTGACAGCGCTTGATGCGCATATCGTCTACCTGACCGTCATCCAGCCAGAAGCCCGCACTGGTGAGTGCGTCAAAAACGGCTTTGGGTAGATTGTCCAAATCGCGTTTGCGGTTATCGGGAGGCGCTGCGTGGATGGTGATTCTGATGCGGGGTTGTATTTTGATGTCTAACTTGTGCTGCTGAATGATTTCGATTACTTCTCGTCGGTATCGTTTACCCCAATCGCTGATGTAGTGGATGCCTCTTGAGTGCCTCCAATACTTGTTCACCGATGGCGGCCATGGAAGCCTGATTATGTATCTAGCCATAGACGTCTCCATCATTGGCGAATTCTCCGTGATATTTTGCGCGAGCTTCTTTTGCTACGAGTTCAGCAAGTTCGATGTCATCAAATGTTCCCAAAAAAGCCTGCGATGATTAACACCTATTCTAACCTCCCACCCTCGCCGTCCTTTTTTGCGGTTAACACCCTTTACACCAGACGTGTTTCTCTTTTGCATTCCTCTATTTCTAAGGTTTTCAGCCGTGGTCACAACCCGCAAATTATTTATGCGGTTATCTTTTTTGTTGCAGTTGATGTGGTCAATTTCGCCAGAAGGGAGCTCTCCATGAGTAAAAAGCCACGCAAGCCTGTGGGCTTTATATAGCTTTTTGTTAAAGAAAATCCCTACGTATCCGCCAGTCATTTCATAACCAGCCACCTTACCTTTTCTTGCTTTCCCGCGGCTAACGTTCCATGTAAACAGCCCGCTTTCTGGGTGGTATGTGAGTAGCTCTAGGAGATTTTTTTCGTTCATCGCGCCGTTACCCTCCCTTCTCGCGTTAGCTTTTGCAGCGTCAGGACGATGGCGCGATCCATTTCAGAGCGCCTTTCTTCCCGGCTTAAGTCTTTGCCGTTGTCGATTCGCTCATGACATGGCGGACAAAGCGCCGCTGTTAAACTGTCGTCGACCTTAAGACCTATTCCCTTCCCTTCGTTTCTGTGCGCGGCCTGAACCCCATACCGCCCACACAGAACGCAGTAATCTAACTCCCTGACTGCCTGAAGCCATTTATTGCTCCTGAATATCGTCATTTGCGATATCTCCGTTCGGGTCTCGATACACAAGCCATTCGTTGATGCACTCGCCGCAGGCATATACCTCATCGGCATCCAGCTGCTTGCTGCATCCTGCGCAGAGAGCTCTGGCTATGCTCTGCTGCTCGTATGCGTGCGTTTGTATGGGGCTAAGCATGCTTCCTCCTGGCGCGCAGGCGTTCCCACATCACATCGTGTAGGTGAGAGGTATACGCGAAGGTTTTTATGTCGGACGGGGAGACTTCTGGCTTTCGTTTCTTTCGGTGGGTAACGCGGTAGATGCAGTTTTCGCAGACTATGTCGGTGATACTTCGTCGCTGTCGTCTCACATATACCTCCTGTCAGTGAATCTGACGCCCTGCCCGGTCGCCCACGCTATCGTGTAATCGATGAGGCTCGACATGCGCTTTACGCTCATCTCAGCGCTGCTCTCGCGGATGTTTACGTATTCACCCTCAAGACCTGGCACCACCTCCGCCTCTTGCTTTGTCGCCACGGCGTGACCGCTAATTAGCAGCACCTTCCATTGCTCCGGACGCAGCCATTTTCCGCACCACTGAACCTGCGCAGCGATATCCGCCAGGAGCGCGTGAAATTTCGCGTTCTGGTCAAGGTTACGCTTGTAGTCGGTGATTCTGATTGTGACCGGGCGGTCGGTGTCGAGAGGTGATGCGAGAATGGAGTTTATTGCTTCCTGCTGTTGCAACTTACCCCTGAGAAATATCGTTTGTTTCATGGCATTCCTCGTCAAGTTTGAGCTCTTCAATTGCCCATGAAGTTATTCCGTTTTTCTTCAGATATTTGTTCGCTTTGTTGTATGTGGTGAATGCAGCCACCGCTTCCATTTCACCCTCAAAGCCCCGGATGCTTACGACAAAAACTGATGAACTCATCACTCCCCCTTAATTTTCAGACCTGCGGCGCGGATGGAATTGGCACATTCTGCGACAGTGTTTTTATGCAGCTCACAAAACATTTTCGCCGTGCTTGGTCCGAGTGGGTGTACTTCTGTTGTTGGCGGCAACTCAATCTCCACCGCCGCGCGGGATGCCTGCCATATGCGCCATAGAGTGTCCACGTAATCTTCATTGGGATAATCTTCAGCTTCCCATCCGGTGATTTCTTCAAATGCTTCCTCAAACTTCTCTCTGCTCTTATCCACGGCGTTTCTCCTCTTTAGCCAGCAATAACGAACAGCAAATAAATACGCAGGCGTTGGTGAACATAAGGCCATCCCGCATAGCGATAGCGCCAATCAGAAACATGACGCCGGTAAATCCAGTCATCAGGACGCTCATATCAGGCTCCGATTCGTGAGGTGATGAGTTTTGCGAAGGGGCTTATCGGCGCAGCCTGGTTAATCGGCTTGCGCTCAGGTGCCGGGTAATACTCGTAGCAGCGTGTCTTGCGCCCATCTGATAGCTCTGTGTGGATGTACTTACGCGTCAGCTCGCCGTTCATCTCCAGCACCCGCATGGTGTTGATGCAGTACACCGGAGCAAGGCCGGTAATTTCGCTGGCCTGAATTGCCGTTAACGCGCCGAAGGTTTTCACGCAGCGGATAAGCTCAGCTCTGTGGTTAACGGAATCGACCAGACGCCAGCGCCGGGGCTTCTGGCTGGTTCCGGTTAGCTCACCGTCTTTCTGCATGCGGTTGAGTACGACACGCACTGCTTCGAGTGTGTTGCCTGTCCGGCGGGATATTTCGTTCGTGGTTAAAACCATCCCGGCATTCATGATGGCGAGAATTTTGGCTCGTATCGTTTTCATGGGATTGCTCCGCTCAATACCTAGCCTTACTGATTGCCTGAAGCATTATCAGCTGGCTGGTAAAGAGATATCGTTTGGTGAGTATTTCGATGTCGATGAAGCGAGGGGTGCCGATGTAGGCAGATATTACCTGGATGTCGTCGAGGGTTATTTGCATGGCTCAGGTGCTACCGCGAGCATGTCATTCCATGACGCTGTAACATTGTCTGCGCAGTGAGCTACCACCTGATTCCCGCAATCAAAACACGTTGCCTCCGCAAAAGGGTGAATTTGCTTGAGCATTTCCTTTGTTAACTCAATCGGCACCAGCTTCCATCCCTCCGGTACAACTGCCTTACCTGCCAACGCAGTGGAGCGTCGATTCCACTCTTCAATGCTACTGGCAGTGGCACCGCAGTCCTCACATTCGGGCCCGCACATGGGAACGCCGTCATCATAGCTACCCATCCACCCATTGGGATCGCATCTGCCGCCGCAAAACGGACATGGTAGATTTCCCTTTTCATCAGTGACAACTACCTTACCTGCCAGCGATTCGAACTGCTGCGAGGTGGTGTCGGTTTCTGCGCTCAGTTTTTCTGCCAGCGCTGTCGCATCACGCAGTATCTGTTGTGCGCGCTGGCTCAGTTCGCTTTGTGGCCGCCCCGCCTTCTCCCGCTCTTTGCGCAGCGCCAGATTTTCCTCTACCAACTGCATAATCTCGGAATCGCTGATGTCGTTGAAACCTTCTTCCTTGAATTGACGTTGCAGCGACTCTAAACGCTCATTGCTAATAGTGCTCATGGTTAATCCTCCGCACGCATGGCGTGGCCCGGTGCGTAACATTTAAGGTTGTCATTAGTGAAACGCCAGCCGCCTTTCTTTGCTTCCCTCAGGCAATCTCTGAACGTCTCTCCGCCGTACTCATCGAAGCCTATTCGCGTCGATGCCGCTTCAGGTTGCGATCGGTACTCTTCACAGGACGGGCAATCGCAATAAAGCTCCATTGAATATCCACTGACGACCATCAAAATCCCCCTTTCTTATTCGGTTTGCGCTCGCGCTCTTCCCTGCGGAAACGCGCCTCTTGCTGGTCGATGTCGTAAAGAATTCCGTTGCGCTGCTCAACGTAAACGGTGCCTGTGTTGCCGTGGCGGTTGAGACGCAAAAGCAGCTCTGTTTCTGCCGGGTTAACCGTGTCGTCATCCTCCGATTCGCGATAGATACCGAGCCAGTAATCACAGTCCTGCTCAATCTGTCCGGTAGAGCGTGAGTCACTCGGCAGCGGGCGCTTATTAGCGCGAGTCTCTGAACCGCGGTTAAGCTGAGCCAGAAGCACCACAACGCAGTTAAGCTCTTTCGCCAGTACCTTGAGACCTTTGGTGATGATGCCGTATGCTTGCGCCTCGGTATCTGCTTTTTCAGCAGCCATGAGCGTCAGGTAGTCGACAAGAACCATCCCCACCTCGCCGCGCTCGCGCTTGATGCGGCGCGACTCGGATACGATGTGAGCCAGAGACAGGCCCGGCGTGTCGTCAATGTAGAGGTTGTTGCTGTCGGCAATCTGCGTACCCATTGCGAGCGCCTGGGCGAACTGGTTTTCGTTGTAGCCGTTCTGGTAAAACACATCCGACTTCACGCGGGAGTGCTGCGAGATGATTCGCTCTACCAGCTGCTCGGTCGGCATTTCGAGACTGAATGCGAGGGTTGGCAGGTTTTCTACAAGTGCGCAGTGGATAGCCATTTTCTGGTAGACGGTGGTCTTGCCCATCTTCGGGCGCGCACCGACAACGAAAAGAGATCCGCGCACGATTCGCTTGGGCTCCAGCATTTCGTCCAGCGCTTCAATCCCCGATGTCAGGCCTACCGATGACGGGTTGCCCTCCAGTCGCTCACCGACCTGATAAGTCCATTTGTTGAATGCATCCCTGAACGTCATCAGGCCACGATGATTTCCGGTTTTTGCTTTGTCATCGACCTTCATCGCCAGCGCCTGCACCGCTTCCAGCTTCTGCGCGGTCGTCATCCCTGAACGCGAGTAGAGTACCTCAAGCATCTGCGTTGCCTGCTCGATTGCCATGCGCTCGGTCGATTTGTCCTTCACGACATTGGCGTAGTGCATGACGTTTGCTGCACTTGGCGTGTTGCGGGAAATGTCTGCCAGATAAGCAAAGCCGCCTACCTGTTCAAGCTCTCCCTGCATTTCCAGAGCATCTGAAAGCGTCAGCATATCCAGCGCTTTGCCTTTGGCGTTCAGCCCCTGCAACGCTGCGAAGATTCTGCCGTGCTGCCTGCTGTAGAACATGTCCGCATTCAGGAAGCCGAGCACCTTCTGGACGTTGTCGCTGTCCGGGGCGACCATCACTGAGCCGAGAACGGCCTGTTCAGCTTCGTAGTTACATGGCGGGGTTTTGATGTCATCGGTCATCGCGATCACCCTCACGAACTTCGATGTAGAGCTTAGAGTTCAGGAAGCTGTCAAACTTCATGCGGCGCCACGTCCTGCCGGTCTTCTGGTCAGGCCGGTCTTCCAGCATCCAGCGGCAGTTTTCGCTGATGTATTTCAGGTATCCCCTGAAGCCTTCCATGTCGAGAGGCTTGCCATCCAGATTGCGGGCGATCTTGTTCGCCTTGCCCCAGAAGGTGCGGATGAGGTTACGACGCTCATCAGTGAGGCATCTCCACCCCCTGGCTTCTGGCAATTCATCTTTCAGGCATTGCCAGACTTCTTCGCAGGAAATTTTTGGCTTCTGCATGACGGGCTTTTGATTCTGTTCTTCAGGCTCGTTTGCGACATACTCATTACCTTTAGGTAATGAGTTATTATTTATATTATTGTTTATGGACAAACGTTGGACATCGCTTGGACAAACAGCTCTGAGAGCAGCATTTTTACTGGTGTTTGCGTTGGACAAGTCTTGGACATTCGTTGGACAATTTTGAGCCTGAAAATCATCATATTTTACGATGGTGATGAGGCTGAATTTCTTCTGCATCGACGTGACGGTAATCATCCCTTTAGCCTCAAAACTGCGCAGGAGGCTTTTCACTTTGTTGTCGGGAATGAACGTTTCGCTGACCAGTGTCGGGCGGCCTGTAATCATCTGCCCGCGCTCAACGGTGACCGGTCCAACATCGGTGTTTACGACGGCATCCTCATGGTTTGCCTTGAGGATGAGATGCACCCAAAGATGCACGGCCTGAGAGTCCTTGTAGAGTCGGCTATCCATAAACTGGCGGTGTATAGAGACAAACCCCATACCGGCTGCCTCCTGCTGGTTTACGCGGCGTTCTTGCTGCCGGTAGTCTGCTAATTTAACGACGCCCATTCTTCACTCCTGCCTTAGCCAGTCGATAAACACCAATGAACCGTTCAGCGAACGATCTGTTATTGGCGTCCGCTACAACCAACCCGTCAGGTGATTCAGGGTGCCGAATCTCTTCTTTTTCCTGGTACTTCCTGCGTTTTCGCATTAAAATGTCTCCTGTTGATTGTGTTGGCGTAACACAGTGTTCTTAAGCCTCGAATGAGTTACCGCTCATCGGGGCTTTATCTTTTGTGAGAAGCAGTGCTACCTGCTTTGCCAGCTTCGATAATTCCTCGTCTTCAACTCCCCATTCCAGAATTGCCAACAGCATCGACATCTTCGGGATCATGCTGGATTTCCAACGGGTGATTTGCGACTCATCAACGCCCAGCTGCGATGCGATATTTCTCTGACCGCGAATAGCAATGCGGTTGAAAATGTTGCTGGTAATTGCGTTGGCTCTCTTGCGTGTGCTTGTAAGTTCCATTCGGTATTCTTCCTTTGTTGTTTAGATAGATACGTGCGCAGACCGTGGGGTCTGCCACTTAAATGAGTTACCGCGTTGCCGGCGGTTCAGATTGGTAAAGAGCGGGTACTGCTTAGGCGGCTTTCCCGCCTTTATTTCCGTACTGCAACCAGGCCGGGTCGCAGTTCAGTGCTTGCGCTATCTCAAATAAAAAACGCGGCCTTTGCGTGACTCCAGCTTCTATAAGCTGAATTGACTGTTGCTTTACGCCTGCCTTGTTGGCCAGCTCAGTCTGCGTCATGTTTTTTTCCAGGCGTTTTTTCTTGAGGCGCTCAGACAGAGTTTTCATATCGCCTCCTTCCACAAACTTTCTTGTATTTTAAACAAACTATCTTGTTTGTCAATTACAGGTTTTCTTGTGAATATTTGGAGGGTTTAAATGAGGTGAATAATGAGCATTGCCGTAAGGGTTAAATCAAAGCGTGAGGCTTTAGGCCTAACGCAGACTGAGCTTGCAGAAAAGATCGGTACATCTCAGCAGGCCATAGAGCAGCTCGAGAACGGGAAGACTAAGAGGCCTCGTTATTTGCCTGAGCTGGCCACTGTGCTTGGCGTTTCTGTGGACTGGTTGCTAAATGGCGCAGCAGAAGGCAATGTAAAATATGTGGGACCAAACGAGCCTAAAGGGAAATATCCATTGATCAGCCTTGTTAGCGCGGGAGCATGGTCTGAGGCCTGTGAGCCTTACGACCTTAAAGATATAGAAGAATGGTATGACACTGATATCCATATGCTGGGTGATGGGTTCTGGTTACGGGTTGAAGGTGATTCAATGACATCGCCTGTTGGCCAAAGCGTCCCCGAGGGTCATATTGTTCTTGTTGACACTGGCAGAGAACCTAAAAATGGAAGCTTAGTGGTTGCAAAGATGGTTGACGCAAATGAAGCTACCTTCAAGAAACTGGTGATTGACGGTGGAAATAAGTATTTGAAAGGTTTAAACCCCGCGTGGCCTATGGTTCAGATTGATGGCAACTGCAAAATAATTGGAGTGGTTGTTGAGGCAAGGGTCAAATTCATTTAAGGAATAGGATGATCAAGTACTTTTTAGCTTTTGGATTGACTGTTATCTCTCATGCGGCAAGCGCCGAGTGCTGGGTAATCAGCAATCTTCAAGGTTATGGCGCGATGGAGTCAGATAAGTATGAGTACGGCACTGATCGCATTAGCAATGGAGTTTTTCAGCTATCAATTGAAGGTGATAAAGCTAATTTATTTAATGTTGGTAAGAGTCTTGTAGGGGCTGGGTTGATCTATATACCCGTATCCCCAAAAACGGCTACAGGCCTGTATCACGATGACAATACAACCACAGTCGAAACGTGGTCGATTGCTGCGGATAACAAGGTCTTATATTCAAAAGTAATAAACTCATCCTTTGGCAGTTCTACGAAATCCTTCGTTGGTGATGTTGTAGGAAGTTGTCACACCAAGCCGTAACCCACCAAATATGAAAACAAACTAAATTTCCTTTTAAAACAAGGATGTTTGTTTTCTTCGCCCAAAAATACAATATTTCTTGTTTACACCAAACAATCTTTCTTGTAATTTTATCTCCATCAGCAGGACGCTGGTAGCCAAACGGAACAGATTGGCATCGCTCTTTAACTTCGACGGTGCGCTGACAAAGCGCGAACAGATACCAAACGAGATGGGTTTGGGGTGTGGCAGGTTGCGCGATATGAGATGCGAGCAATACCACCTTAGGCAGTATGAGTCTGCAAGCCGATTTGGCAAACGGATGCAAGCCAGCCTCACCAAGCCGCTGGAGTACGGAATAGCAACAGACCTGCACACCACCAAAGCCATTTCACACGAGGACAAAACAATGAACGCAATGAACGCAGCAATCTTCCTTGACCTGAACTGCAAGACCTCCCAAGAAAAACGCCTGATGCTCGATAGCCTGCTCGAGATGGGGCAGATAAAAGAATCTGTACACCGGATTCTTAGCAAAAAAATCAAATAATACGACCGCCCCGGATGACGGGGCGTCAACTCCCCAACAACGCGGAGAAATGCCATGACGGTTATCCAATACGGTTCTTCAGTATCAGCTGGTAACGCTAAAACTCGCCGTCATGAGCGGCGCAGAAAGCTCGCTATCGAGCGTGACGCTATCTGCAATATCATCGACTCAATTTTAGGTTGCGAGGCTCCTGACGCTTCTCAGGAAGAATCACGCAAGCATGCAAGCCGCGTTGACCGAGCCACTTCGCTCGTAGCTCTCCGCGACAAGAAGCCGGAAGTAACCGAACGCAAGCGTAACCCGGCATACAAGAAGCCGGTTAACCACCCTACCCACGTGATTAACGCGCACCAGAAAATGCGCGGTAAATCGATTCCATTAATTTGATTAATAAACACACGTTCCCAGATTCAGATTGTAACGACAGAAGGTAAGACTATGAAGACATTTGGCGGGCAAGCGGTACTGACAGGTTTTAATGTTAGGGATATTTCTGCGGACTTTGACGAACCAAGATTTGATGTTTTGTTTGTCCATTATGATGGGAAATGTCGGTATTCGAACGATGTTTTTGGTTCAGAGCAAGAAGCTATCAATTACGCAGAAAAATGCAATGTCAACACAGCCGACTATGAATGCTGGGATTACTACCAGCACTCTTCAACCAGCAATAACTGGAAGCTGATTCAACACATTTCAGCTAATGCCGCCTAGCTCGTAACCAGAAAATGAAACTTGGCAGCAAGCCACAGAGGTGAGATATGAAAGATTTTAAGGGAAGTGCAGGACCATGGTCTGCGCATGATGACGAAGAATCGATGGCTACATCAGTGGTGATGAATGACTTCGGTGACATTCTCTGCGTTGTCGGTACGTTCATGACGTCGACAGAAGAGGATTATGCAAATGCCAACCTGATAGCAGCAGCTCCTGACCTTCTCGAAGCGCTTCAGGAGTTCGTTGATTTATTCCCTGATGTAATCGACGGCGACGCAATCATGCCAGCGCTTGATAAGGGTTATGCAGCAATAGCTAAAGCCATCGGCGAGGAGGAGTGAATGGAAGGTTGCGATAACAATGACCTGATGATCAGGTTAACAAGTGCAGTAAGCGCAGTGTTCAGCCAGTGCATGCAGGAAAATGAATATTACGTTGCAAAGCTTGCCGTTGCTGAGTTTCTGGTTGCAGTTGACCTCTCACCAGAGGATGCGATTGAAGTCATGAAGCGAGCACAGGGAATGGATGCCATGACTGACGATTGCTTAGATGAGCTAATCGAAGATTTCGCTGAAGGTGCTGAATAGCAGCCGATAGCCGATCCGACAGGTCGGTTATCTGGTGCAATCAGCATCATCCCCTGAAGTTGTTTGCCCTCTCCGGAGGGCTTTTTTTCGCCTGCATATCAACAGCGCTTCATTCGAGGCGTTTTCGCTATGCCAATCACAAATAACAGGAAACCCACGATGACATTTGCTATCGCGGGCGGTGCCGTCTTGGGTGCCGCTCAACTCAATGAATCCCTGCTCGACCTCATCACTCGCCGCATGCGCGGTATCTGCAAAACCCTTAAGGAGCTGACATGTACGGCAATCAAACAGTAAACCATCAGGCCCTTATGGCCGCGCAGAGCAAGGCGGTTATCGCCCGATTCCTGGGTGATGCCGGGATGTGGTTGCAGGCCAATCAGCAGATGAAACAGGCAGTAAGCATGCCCTGGTACCGGAGACCGCAATGAAGACCCTCAACCCTCGCGACATGACGGATGAGCAGTTTACCCGCCTCATGAAAGATTTGATGAAGCAACAACCGAAAACACAGGAGCAGAAGCAATGAGACTGAGCCTGACAGATGTTAAAGAAATTGAGCAAATTATCGCCACTCTGGACGCGACGGATAACGAACGCATCAGAGATGAAGTTGAGCGTCTGGCTAAGAAAGCCAACCCGTTTATTTCGGCTCTGGCAGCGATGGATGCAGATGAGCATACCGCTGACGCCATCAACTATCTCGAAGGCCACAGCATCGCGTTTCAGGACGCCTCAGAAGGTTGGTGGATTGATGCGCTGACCGAGCGCGTTACCGCCGAATACGCCATCGGCATCTTCAAAGCGCGACATTCACACAGGGAGGCAGCGTAATGTCATTCGATATCGTCAGTTTCGTTAAGCAGCAGGAGCCGCTGTTTTGCGGAGCCATGACCGACCAGACGGTCACATGGGCAAAGGAAAGCCAGTTTGCCATCCAGCTGTTTCAGAAAAACGACTTCCTCGCGAAGACGGCAATCAACAACCCTACCAGCGCGCAGAACGCCATCATCAACGTTGCGGCCATCGGCATCACGCTGAACCCAGCGAGCAAGCTGGCTTACCTGGTGCCCCGAGATGGGATGGTATGCCTCGACATCAGCTATATGGGCCTTCTTCATCTGGCGCAGTCGTCCGGCTCAATTAAGTGGGGTCAGTGCAAGCTGGTATGTGCCAACGACACTTACGAATCCAATGGACTGGATAAAGCGCCAACGCACAAATACAACGCGTTCGGTGACCGTGGCGAAGTGGTAGGTGGTTATTGCACCGTTAAAACTCCTGATGGCGATTACCTCACGGAAGAGATGAGCCTGGCGGAAATCAAAGCAGTGGAAGCTACCAGCAAGGCAAAGAATGGGCCCTGGAAAAACTTCTGGGAAGAGATGGCGCGCAAGACCATCGTTAAGCGTGCCAGCAAATACTGGCCTAAAGCGCAGCGTCTGGATAACGCTATTCATCTGCTTAACGATGATGAAGGGATTCATCAGGAGCCGGTAATGGCCTACCACTCCGAAGAGCAAATCAGGGAAGACGAGCGTAAGCGCCAGCAGGAGGTCATCGATAAAGCCAGCGACCTTTGCGATGAGATGGCGCAGGCAGAAACTATGGACGACCTGAAACGGAAATTTGCTGAGGCATACAAGCTGACGGCCGGCATGAAGTTGCAGCAAAACGTCCAGGCAGTCTACGCAGAATGCAAAGTGAAACTGGAGGCGGCCAATGAGCAAACTGTATGAGGTTGCCAGCGACTACGCCAGGCTGATGGATGCCGATATCGACCCGGAAGCAATGGCAGACACCCTCGAAGGAATTGAGGGTGAGCTTGCCGATAAAATCGAGCAACTGCTTGCTATCTGCAAAAACGAATCGACGTATGCGGAGCGCCTCAGGGATGAGGCAAAGAACCTTACGGAACGCGCAGTGAGTATTGAAAACAAGGTCGCAAATATCCGCGCCTACATCGCCACATCACTCGAAACTGCCGGTAAAAAATCAATCCGCGCGGGTATTCACCAGGTAACAGTCCGCGCGCCTTGTCGTTCAGTAGAGATAACCGACAGCGCCCTCCTTCCGCCTGAATACGTCGAATACGACACGGTGATTAAGCCGGACAAAATGGCTATCAAGCATCTGTTGGAGGGTGGCAAGGATGTTCCTGGCGCGACACTGAAGACCGGCAAACCATCGCTGTTAATCAGGTAGCCGCCATGAGCGAGCCATTTAAAAAGCGCCGCGGCAATCAGCAGACTCTTGGCCGCAACTGGACCACCAAAGAGTTAAACCTCATCAAATCACTGGCCGGCACCGTCCATCCAAAGGTTATTGCCCGCCAGTTAAACCGCTCATACGAATCTATCCGCCAGATGGCAAAGCGCGAGCATATCAGCCTGCGTCGCGTTTAATCGTGCGCCACGGACGGCGCGAGGAAATTCTGATGAATGACTATTACGACCCATCACAAAACGCAACCGGAACAAGTGCGCCGAAATACGATAAAAGGAACTCACCCCCTATGCCGAGCCGCGAAGAATTGATGCAGCGCAACAGCTTCGGCTCTGTGAATAACAACAAATACCTCAACCGGTGGCTGCGTCAAGGCGGTGCCGCATGACTGACACAGCAAAACTGAAATCGGTGGGCATCAATCTTGAGACAGGGAGGGGTGAGTAAGTGAGCCACCATTACGGCTGACCTATTACGCCGGATAAGCGATATACTCCACTCAGGAGGTATCATCATGCCACGAAGAAAAAGCAGAAGTCGTAAAAAAGAAAATGAGCTGCTCGCCAGCATGACCCCCGCTGAGCGTCACCGTCACATGCTGAAAAAATACAGCCATGTTAAGCGTCTGATCGACGTGGCAAACGGTGAGCGCTTTGAAAATGGCATAGTCAGCTCAGTTGACGCCTACCGCTCGCCATACGAATTAAGAGTAAAGCGCGGGCGTTCAGCCGATGGTAAGAAGTCGTGATGAAAAATAATCTCACTGTACGCAGCAAAGAGGAAATGGCGAAGGTTATAGTGGATTTAGCTGCTTCAGGCGTTGCTTGCATTTTTATAGGGAGTTAAAGGAATGAGTTGGCATCATGGCGATTATATAGACCTGATTTCTGCCGTTGGTACAGCAATTGCCGCCGGAGCTGCGGCTTATGCCGCCGTTCAGAGCAGGAAGAGCGCAAAAGATTCATTCATTCAGCAGCAAAAGTCATTTAAGTTTGAAAGGGAAAGGCACCTTCATGACCTTTTGAGGGCTGAAGCCATGAAGGCGAACGAAAGCGTTAAAAACACCAAGGGTCAGGATTGGACGTTTTTTCAAGCGGCAAACGCAACTTATGCTATTGATGCAGCAAAGCAAATCATTAACAGTTTTCATCCTAAACCCTCATCGGAAGACATTGAACGGTACAAATTACTCTTCCTAGACCAACTTAACTATGAAATTACCTCGGAAATGAATCAGGCGCATAACATGCCAGATGGTTTCTGGCATTCGCATAAAGGATTCAGAGAATCTAGTGAGATAATTCGATTATGGCTGGATAACTTGAGGTTTTTTAATTTTCTGAAAGATGAAGTTGAATAGTACCACTTCAGTAAGCTGTACGAAACGATATAACCGCTTAGTGATGCGGTTATATCATCACACTTTCGTAGCACTAACATGAACTTTCATGCCAGATTGATCAATCTGCAGAGCGCGTGCAGCAGAAAATACATGCCGAGACGCCTAAATCAGATTCCGATAGCGCCACAAATTGACAGCCCGCCCACCTCAATTTACTGTATATAAATACAGTTATTTTGGGGTGCGTCATGAGCAAAGACTCGGACTATCTGATTATCTATCGCGGCGAGATACATCACCGCATTACGCCCGGTCGATGGGTGCTCATTCAGCGTGCAAAGGAGTACGGCGGCGGGTGGTGGCTGGGGAAAGCCTACGATGATGTGTTTATGCTTGAGTTCGATAAGCCGACGTCGATGGCGACCGCGACTGAGTACATCATGTCGCATGGAAGGATGAGCACATTCCCACCGTGGGATGACAATTTTGAGTTAACACCATGACCCGCTTCGGCGGGTTTTTTATTGGAGCGAATATGAGAGCCCAGAATCAGAGAGTTCATATTGTTTACAAGATAGGAAGGAATGGCACTGGTTACGGAGTGGTTGCAGTCTTTGAGAGCAAAAAGGACGCTGATGCGATGGTTGAAAAGAAGTCGTCATGTCATGAAGCGCACAGCAATTACCTCTACAAGGTAATTAGTAAAGAAGTAAAGCCTACAAACGCGCCTGAGGGCGGTTTTCTATTGGAGAAATTTATGTCTGACCAGAGCAAACATTACGACTACTACATCGTTGAAGGGCCGGAAGTGAAGGCGCTTATTGATGGATACGACCAAATAGGCAAAAAGCGAAACGAAATCATGCAGGCAGCAATTGATAAGGTTGGCGCTATCGCATGGACAAATAGCAGCAGCTGGGGAGATAAGGGCGGGCTGATACAGGCTTTTGTGTGGGAAAAAGGATTTGCATTCCCTGCCCCGGTAACCATCAAAAGCGAGGAGTTTTGGGAAGGTAAGCGCGTTGTTATCGCGCGAGGCAAAGGAAACAGCAAAGAAGGCCGTGAATATCAAAAAACGCTGGAAGCAGTAAAGGATGAGGCCAATAAGCAACTCCAGGCACTGCCGCTATGGGAGTCGTACATCATTGATCACTACGGCGTCATGCGCACAGGAATAGGCGGCCAGGCAAGACGTGGATACGGTTTTGCCATGCTGAGCACGTATGGCGGTAAATGTCCGGGCCGCGATGATGCGCTGGTTTTCGCGATCCCAAACGACAAAAGTGAGCGTCACGGTGATGTGGTAATCCCCGAAAGCTTCCAGAAGCTAACGTACGGTCAGTTTTATGACCTAATCAACCGTGAAGATGAACAGGCCGCCTGATGGCGGCTTTTTTATTTACGCCTGGAGATAATCGAATGAATACAGCAATGAGCGATAGACTCATGCCGATCACCGATGTGTGTGCGGCAACCGGCTACAAGAAGCCTACCATTTATGAATGGATGCGAGATGGTAAATTTCCACGTCCTGTTAAGATTGGCAGAAGCGTCCGATGGCCCTCCAGTGAAGTCGATGCGTGGATAAAGGATAAAATCACTTCTTGTCCTCGATCAGGCCAGCAATAACACCTCCCCACCAATCCATCATTTCCCTTCTTTCTTTCATATACTCCGCATGATTGTACGCGGCAGCTACCCTATTCTTTTGCTGATGAGCCAGTTGTGCTTCTATCACTTCTGGCCTGAAGCCTTGCTCATACAAAGCGGTGGATGCCGTGGCGCGGAAGTCATGCCCGGTTATCTCACCGCTTGCAAAACCCTGATACTCGATAGCACGATTAATGGTGGTCTTGGCAATTGGCTGTCCAGGCTTTGATGGGCTGGGGAAGAGATATTCTTTATCACCTGTCAGTGGTTTAAGTTCTTCCAGCAATGCGATAACATGGTCGCACAACGGAACGCGGTGTTCGCGGCGTTTCTTCATCACTTCTTTTGGGATTATCCATTCGGCTTTTTCTAAGTTGATATCATCCCACCTGGCAAACCTAAGTTCCTGTTGACGCACGAATGTCATAACCAGCATTTTTATGCAGATAACCATAACCGGGCTTTTGTAATTTCGTAGCGAGACAAATAGCTGACGAAGCTCTTCTGTAGTTGCCGGTCTTGCGTGTGTGGTAGGCTTCTGCATCACCGCGCCGCGAAGGGCATACGATGGATCGACTTCAGCTCTCAGTGTGGCGACGGCGTAGCAAAAAACGGCCGAACATATCTGTCTCACTTTTCCTGCGGAATAAGCATTCCCTGCCTTCTCTAGCTTACGCATCAATGCAAGTATGTGCGCCGCTTTAACGTCCTTTACTGGTATCTTCCCTATTGCGGGCAGGATGTGCTTATCCAGGAATCCACGATTAACTATCTGAGTTTTCTCTGCCCAGGTCTGGCACTTTCGCTCATACCATTCTTCAGCGATTGATTTGAAGGTGTTCGCTGCATCACCCATAACCATCAGCTTTTCAGTGTCTTTGACGATGGTTGGATTTTTGCCCTGCCTAACCTGTTCTCTTGCCCACTCTCTTTCTCTTCTGGCATCAGCCAGGGATACGCCAGGGTACTCGCCTATCGTATAGCGCCCGTCTTTTTTTGGTGACAGCCAGAACCGGTATCGCCATATCTTGGCACCGGTAGGTCTGACATCAAGATAGAGGCCCTGACCATCCTGAAGCGAGTAAGGCTTCTCATGAGGCTTAGCATTTCTGATTTTTGTGTCGGTTAATGGCAT